TCGATTTCAGTTCCGTGTTGTAGATGGTCTGTTTAATTCCACCGGCCGTGGTGCGGTCTGTGGCATTGAATTTAGGCGGTCTGCAGATTAGGGTCTCCTTAATCCCACCTGCTAGTTCTAGCCTCGTCTCGCTCACGTTAAGGTTATAGGTTTCGCCATTCACCTTGCAGGTGATGTTGTCCCCGACTTCATAAATGCCATGCCCCTCGGTCTTGATTTCGAGTTCATCCATCTTAATCTTCGCGGGCTTAATTAAAGCGTCGAATAGTGGCTGGATTAAAGCTTGGCGGTCGTCGTCGAGTAGTTCGTTGTTTACAAGCTTGATGTCTTTAGAGCCGTTCGTTTGTAGTTGTTCATATTCGTACTTGTTTTTTAGCTTGAATAAAGCAAATGCATATTTCCTTGGCTCGTCGGTAGCACTATTCCACGTGTTAATATTCTTTGTCTCGAAATACCATCTGTATTGATATTTGCTTTTATCTACTCTGAATAGTACCGAAGCTCCACCTGTTATGTAGGTCTTACCAGTTGCTTTATCTATAACTACGTAATTAGCCCCGATTAAAGAAGTGTCGCCCTCGACTGAATAGAAATACAATGCCCCATCCTCTAGCACCTCGTCCATTTCTTTAGCGTTGCGATTGAAAATTAGTTGCCATGAACCTTGTGGCTTACCTGAGAAGACAATACGCTTATCTGTCTCACTCTTAGTTATAGTCATGCCATTTGGTATTGCGAGCTGTTCATTATAGCCATTAAATACTACCTCAAGTTCATCTGATGTTAATAAGTCATTGTAATTGCCAAACGGGTTAAACCCTACCTTATAAAGAGCAAACTTATATGTCTCATTTATTTCTTTTGGTTGTTTATATTCAAAATTGAGACCCTCTTGGTACAAGTAAAATCTTACTACGTCAATATCGGTAGCGTTATAGAATGCTCCACCATTCATTCTCGTAATTGTTGCGTTGCGTAGTTTTGAGTTCTTATCCATAAATCTAAGGTTTTGAAGATATGGATTGATTTTATCTACTGTAAATAAATAGACCCCTCTGTCTAGTTTTTTCTCTGCGTATTTCGTGTAGTTGCACCATGTACGCCCACCTTCAGTGTTTACAGTACCTTGACAGGTCAAACTACCGTCCCTGTTATAGGTTGTAGTAAATGTATTTGACTCGTATGTTCCTGATGTTGGAACTGGAAGAATATTTTTTGTTGTCGGCAACTTCTCAAGCTCTCGGTCTTCGAGCATTGTGTTGTCTTCCTGTGGCTCTCTCGCTAAGGCTAGCTTGGTTGGCACTCCCCATTTCTCGCCGACTTTGAACGTCAACATGTTGTTTGTGTCTATTGAGTTTACTGGTTCGGCGTATTGTTTGAATAAAAGTCTCCCGCAGGAAATAATCACCGTGGAGCCGGTCGCTTGGGCCAGCTCGTCTAGTATCTGTCGGTATGTAGCGCCCTTAATCTTCCTGTATGGGTCTTGCTTTACTGTGTAGTTGATATTTGGAAGCTTAGCTATCTCGGCTTGGTCTAGCTCTAATCCAAAGACGCCGGTGACCTGCTCGATTAGGTTCTTAATGGTGCAAGGGAAAGATAACAGGGAATTAGCGTACTCAGTTTTATAAGCTCTTGTCATGGCGTCGTAGGCTACGAGTTCGGTTGTGCCTTTCTCAATGCTTAAACTGGCGGTATCTACGCGAAACTCGCCCTGACACGCCCAATCGGTTTCATTAGTAGTGGGGTCGTCAATGCCAATAAAGGCCTTGAACGTCTTGCTCTGTAGTTGATTAAACTCGCCAATTAAGACAGCGTTTAGTTGTTTAGCTCCCGTGCCTAGGAACTCACCCACAGCGGTAATCTTCGCGGAAACTAGACTGTCTCCGGACTTTAATTCAAGTGGGGTTTGCCCCTCCGGCACGTCCTCTACCAGCTTAACCTTAACGGACTTCACTGGGGCTACCATATTGGCTTTGTAACGGTCTGAAACTCCAATCATTCTAGGCTCTCCTGCTTATTGGGATTAGATTAAAACTTACCTCATAGAATAGTTCGCGGGTTCGCTCCTGAAGCTTGGTGCTAAAATCGCTAGAGTAGTATTTAGCGGAAACTACGCTATTTTTTAGGGGGTCGTAGTACTCGACATTTAGGAATGGCAAGTTTAAGAGGTTCCCTAGTGTGGCCATTTCAGCCCTCGGTATGGCGTTTCTAGTCTTGCATTTAATCTTCGGGAATAGACCAATAAGGGTGGCTCTCACTTCGCCTTCCATATTGCGGTCTGCGTCTTTCCATAGTTTTGCCCACTCGATCTCGTACTCTACAAGCTTGTCTATGGCTGTGCCGTTAATCCTAAGTAATTTTTGCTGTATAGCCATTAGCGTCTCCTTTACACAATTATAGCATTGCGCCCAGTTAGCGAAGTACGGCCGTTAATGCCATCAATCACTTTCTCAATGATCGTGTCTTCACCAATCTTCACGACCACGCTCATCTGGCTATTCCCGCCCACTCCGCTAATCTTCTCAGCTAAACTGTCCATCCAGCCAGTGTTGCGATCTAGTGGCAGTACAGCCTCTTTACCGGCCTCACCAATCATGGCAATGGTGGCTCCTTGTGTAATACCACCAGTAGCGAGCTTTGGAATAGGTTGAATGTTTATACCCTTGCCACCGACGGCAGGCACCCAATCAGGGATTTTGATTTTATTTAATCCTCGGATAAATCCGTTAATAGCGTCAATGATGAAGTTTAGTGGGGCTTTAGCAATCGCGCCAATCGTGCCGAAGATGTTGCCGAATATCTGAGTAACTCCCTGCCATGCTCTCGCCCAGTTCCCACTAAAAACGCCCATGATGAAGTTAATAATGCCGTTTAACACCCCTACAATCCCGCCAATAATTCCACCAATCAACTTAATAGTGCTATCTATTCTACTAGCAACAAAACTTAAGAACCCTACAATAATAGGTTTGAACACATCTACTAAGAAATTCATCACCGGCATAAAGGCGTGGTTCCAGATGTCTAGGACTGAAGAAACCACATTACCTACGAAGTCAAAAATAGTGTCTAGCATTGGTTTCAGCGTTGTATCCCATGTATTCTTTAACTGATCCATAAACGGTTGCCAAATAGGGGCTATAATGTCATCCCACAGCTTCTTGAAGAGCTTTACAATGCCGTCGAATGCCTGATAAATGCCGTTCATGATCTTAGCGCCATAGGTATCCCACGTGCTTTTAGCGCCGCCCCATAGGTCTTTCCATGCGGTGGCGATCAGTTCGGCACTTGGCTTAATACCTTGGTCTAATATGCCGGTCATTATTCCGCCAATGCCCTCAATAATGCTTGGCGCCCACTCCACGAACGCTAGTTGCCAATCCTCGAATATACCGATGAATAAGCCCGACATATTCCACACCGCCTCTTGCATGATTGGAGCAATGGAGTTCAATATTCCACCAATACTCTGAAGAACTAAACCGGACTGGTTAACTAGGGTGTCAATTACTCGCCCCCATCCCTCAAGTATTTGCGTGCCACTCCTATCCCACATGTCGCCAATCTGGAATAGGGTGTTGTTCCAGATCGCCCTAAAAAACTTCGCTAGAGGCTCAGCAACGGCTAGCACGCCCTTTCTGAAGTTCTCAAAGCTCTTCAAGTTAATGCTACCTGCGATGATCTCGCCAATACGTTTAAACGCATTCTTGATCTTGTTTGCGACTTCTTCGGCTTTAGCCTTAATCTCATCAAATGCTTTCTTGTAGTTCTTTAATCCTGATAAATCAGGCTCAGGGAAATCAAGCCCGCCTCCACCTGCTCCACCACCTGCGTCTGCGCCGCCTGAGGCTTGTTGTGGCTCTGCTAGGACGTTCATCTCATCAAAGCCTGCTAGCTGGCCTTTAAGCTTCTTGGCTTCCTTATTGGCCTTACCTAGGTTCTTAGCGGTAGTACCAGCTCCACCAGCCACTCCACCCATAGCTTTATTAGTCTTCGCAGTGTCTTGGGCTAGTTGTTTGCCCCCTCCGCCACTACCAAATAGACTTCCTAGGGCTTTAGCTACGAATGACACCATCTGCCCAATCACGGTCATAAAGCCCACTATATAGGGAATTACTGCCTGAATAGCAGGGATTATATAGCCGGAGATGAAGTTAGCTACATTCATCAATATCGGGCCGAATGCTTGCCCCAAATAAACGCCTAGGTTGGCAAACTTAGCTTTAAGTACCGCTAGGCTACCCTCTAGGGTCTCAACACCCTCACGTCGGAAGTTGCCGGCATATTGGGTGGTTTTCTCCATAAACATCTGATAAGCCAACCCCACCTTTTGGGCTTCGCTCATCTCGTTGTAGCTAGTCCTTATGCCCTTACTTAAGGCGTATGCCTCAATAGTCGTGGCGTTCATCTTCACGCCGATGTTGTCCATCAGCATGAAGTTGCCTTTAGCGGCGGCGGTAACAGCAGTTAAAGCAGTTTCTGTAGTTTCGCCCATTACTGAAGCCATATCCGCAGCGCGCTCCATCCATGATGTAGTCATGGCTAAGCTCTGGCCTTGTGTTATGCCAGCACCCTGCATGATCGCACCAATCTTGTTAGCGCCTTGTAGGTAGTCGTTAATAGACATACCTACAGCAGTGCTAGCTTCTTCAGACTTCTTACTTAAGTAATCGGCGTAATCACCAAATACTGCTTTTGCTCCCCCAATATTCTGCTCATAATGTCCAAACTGTGCAGTGCTATCTGCAATAGTTTTACCTACTAAAGCGATCGCGGCGGCGACAGAGGCATACTTGCCAATAAGCCCTGCCACCTGCTTGCCAACGCTATTTGAAACATTATTTAATGCACCAAGATGTTGGCTAGCGTCCTTAGTAGCTCTCTTAAGGCTTGAAGCGTCGCCTGTTATTCTTACGCGCAGTTCATCGCTAATTGGCATTTATAATTCTCCATTGGCTTGGGCTTCCGCTCTAGCTCTAATATGTGCCTCAAGGGCTTCATCAGTGGTAATTAGCCCACTCTTATCCATGCTCTCGGTTTGGCTATATGGCTTCTCTGGGAAGTTCTTTGGATCATTTATTGCAAACCCGATATATCTAGCGAGGGCGTGGTTCAATATATCTATCTCTGTTTGCTGGTCTGCCAGTCGCTCAGCATAGCCATCAATACAGTGCATGAATTGTTTTAAGTTCAGCTCCCAAAATTCGGGGATCTTCAGCCCTATCTTATAAGCTAGTTTTTCGTGGTCTTCCCAGAAGTCTCGGAAGCTTCGGTACTCTTTACTGCTTTCTTGGCTTTCTCCGCTTCCTTGGCTTGCATTTTCGCTAAAAAACCCGATGTCTGCAATGCGTCAAACACTAGGTCTAGTGCAGTTTCAATCCCTTCATTGTCTACAATGTCGCTCGCCTCTTCACGTGTCGCTCCACCTGCTTCGAGCAGGAAGATTAGGGAACTGATCTTAACTTTGCTCATATCTGTGGAAGCGATACTAAGTGATCCAAGTTCAGAGATTACTCCTAGGAATGATTTATTAGTTAGATCTTCTGCGTTAGCGATATTACTAGCTTTATAGTTAAGCTTCATTTATTTGTCCTTGTGATTATGTTGATAATAGCTTTAAGGGGGAATTGCTCCCCCTTAAATTAGGCTCCCTTAGTATAGGTAATCTTACCTGTAATACGGAGGGTAACCTTTACGGTGTCTAGACCGTCTGTGGTCTTCTCGCCGTATTTGATCGCCTTGATGAAGGCTTTGAATGTTTGCTTTGCGCCTTTAGGTGTTGCAACTTCCCAATCACGTACTGTCTTGCTCTCGAACAGTTGAGTTAGCTCTAGGGCTTGGTCGCCTTTAAGAACGTTACAATTTACCTCAACCTCGCCGTAGTCTGTGCCGGCCGGAATAAATTCTTTAGCTCCGTTAGGGCTATCAAGCGTTGTAACGTCTTGTTCTTCGTGTTCGCCACCCATCTCTCCAATAGAAGTAATGCGTGCAATCATTTTATCAGTACCACTTGCCTCAGCTTTTTTAAGAGTCAATGTGGTTCCCATAGTAGTAGTCCCTGCCATGGTTAATTCTCCTGTGTAGTATATGCCTTACGGCTCTCTATTGCCATTATATCACGCCTGTTAATTTCTCGAATGTAGCGTTGGTGTGGTAAATAGTCTTGTCAGGGTTTGGTAGATCTAATGAATTGGCTAGTCTCCAATGCTTCTTCCTCATCGCTAGCTCAAGCTCCCCCAAAATTCTCGAGGCTTCCACGCTGGTGTTCGCCCATATATCTATAGACACAGACGTGGTCTGGCTAGTTAGGTCTGCATTTAGATCCACTGCTACCTTGTCGCTACTAATGTAGTATGTCAGCGCAGGGAGCGTATTAAAGACGTTATCACTTTGCTGTGCCACAGGGTATCCTAGGCTCTTTAACGTCTTATATATCTCAGGTTTCTGATTTATCATTTCATCGCTCCCTTAACTGCGTCTTGTAGTAGCTTCTTAATTGTGTCCTTATTCTCCTCTAAGGCTGGTCTCATATAAGGATAAGCACGGTGTCCAGTCCACTCGGGGTTAAAGCTTAGCTCCCCGTCGATTGGCGGTGTATGTGTAGCTTCGCCTCTTACGCCCGTGCCATACTCTAGGTATGGAGCGTACTCGACATTTGTATAGACTTCCCCAACGAGTTCATCCCCCTCCTTGATTACTCTTTTACCAATACTATTTAGGAGTCGTCCAGTAACAGAATGCCCGTTTGCTACCTTAACCTTTGCCGATCGTTGGACTAGTAGCACTGCTGTCTGCATAGCTTTTTCAGCAGTTGTGTTGTCTGCCTCTGCTAAGCTCTCAAGCCGTGCGTTTATCCGTGCTAAATCCTTAAAGTCCACCTCTACCGAGTTTGCCATTGTCTTACCCCTAGCGTTGTGTGGCTATCGTAACCATGAAGCTCGATCACCTCATACACTGTTCCTGACACGCTTAGCTTATCGGCTAGCTTAATCTTAGCACCATCCTCTCTGCTTATGGTGATCACAGCAGTAGCGGTGGTGTTCTGTCCGAATTCTTCCACGGCCATGGTGGTGCTAGGGTTCACATTGCCGAATAATCTAGCCACTGTGGTTAGTGTAGGTGGTAGCAACCCGCCCTCTTCATCTTGCCCCTGTACTACCTTAAGTAGCTCTAGTGGCTTGTCATAAAAGGTTTTGGCTATTAAGCTTCTAGCGTGTTTTGGAAAGTACATGCGGTCTCCTGTATCTAGCCAGCAAACTAGTAAAGCCGGCAAACACCTCTTCATCGGTCGCTGTGGCGAGGTACTGCTTAGCCGTGTCTTTGTAGCTAATGCTCTGCCCGTTATCGCTTAAACTTGCCACTCCACGCTCTGCTAGACCTGTGTCTTTCTCTTCGGTGGTCTTGGTGTAGATCCCTACTATTACCCTAGCTATTACAGGATTAAGCCGGTTGTTCCACTTCTTAAAGTCGTAATTGATTGGGTAGTTCAGATATAGAAGCACACGATCTAGGGCTTCAGCTATCACTACATCTAGCGTGGCGGTATCGGTGCCAGCCTTAGGGAATAGAACAAGGACGGTCTCCTTAATTTTCGCTTTAATTTCGTCCATTTAGGTTTCCGTCCTTTCTATTTAACGCTCTTCAACTTCAGCAGGGGCTTCTTCAACTTCTTCAGCCTTTTTAGCTACTGCTTTAGTCTCTTCTTTCTTTTTAGGCTGTTCCTTAGGTTCAGCCTTGACTGTTTCGGCTTCCTCGATCAGGTTGCCATTGATGTCGCAGAGTGCATAGCGGTCTGAGTATTCTAAGTAGGTATCTACCTGATCTTCCGGTACTTCCAAAATGCTTTCTGCGACTAAATTCTTAAAGTATGCCATTTAAGTTTCCTTAATCTTAGTGGCGAGGAATTAACCGCCCTCGCCTTGCGGTCTAGACTAAGCTAATGTGCCTTTGAAGATGAGGTCTTTAGCGAGAACGGCGATACCGTAATCGTAGAAAAGCTCAAGGGCGTAATCATTAGATAGAGGGATTTTTTCCGCGTCGTACTGGTTGACTAGTACAGGAAGTGCCATAGCACCTTTAACCTGAATAAGGACGTCAGCAGTCTGGCGGAGGTTCTCGATGGTTTCGACGCCGTGGAACATGTTGATCTCACGGGTACCGCTATTGACTGTAGGAACGGTAACCTTGTCAAAGTAGTTGCGGAGTTTGCCGTAAGTCTTAGGGTTAAGGGTCATTACAACATCGTCTTTGTCTACGCCGTCGACCCAGTCGTTTTTGACGGAGATAATGGTTTGGATCATTTTTTCTGCAACGTCTTCAACTGCGGTAATACCGGTTAAGACAACGTTGGTTGCTTTAGCTTCAGCTTCAGCGAAGAAAGCGCGGTCTAAGACTGCAACCATCTGTTTGAGGTGGTTATTTGCGCGCTTCTCAGCAAGTCCTGCTAAGCCGAAGAGAGCAAGGTCAGTGCCGTTAACTTCTTCAATGATTTCTTTGCGCTGGTTGATGTTGACGGTAACCTTGCCAGTGTTGCGGAGTGCTTCACCTTTACCTGCGGTACGTGCTGAGCCGTAGTCTTTAGAGACTGCGTTTTTGAAGCGGTTTACTTCAACAGAACCAGTGGTTGGATCGCCGGAGTAGTCAACGTTTTTAATACCGCTAGAAATAGCAGTAGCAAAAATTCCTTCGATAAGTTTGCCGGAAAGTTCGGCTAATTTGGCTTTGGTAGTATCATCACTAGAATCATAAATACTACGTGCGTCGGTTCGTGCCATTGTATAAATTCCTATAGAGTAGTGCCTGAATTAACAAGCTATTGTGGTGCCGTTCCTATAAATACCTTTGGCGTAGTCTGAGGCGGTAGAGCTGTTATTTTTAGCTCCGCTCTTGTCTTCAGGGGTTTTACCCTTAAGTTTATCCTCTACGGCTACTTCCACGGCTTTTGCAAAAGCTTTTTCAAACTCTTCCACGTTCTTCTTAGTCTCGTCTGCGTCTGCAGTAACTAAGAAACGTGCCATGGTGGTATCAATATGTTTATCGGCTAGCAATTCCTTAGCGGTTGTGGTGTTCTCTCGATATGATAGAGCCTTTGCTTTTTCTTCAAGTTCACGCTCACGCTTGGAGCTTGCTTCCTTTGCTCTTTCTTCTTCGGTCAATTTGCTTTGGCGTTCCCATTCGGCTTTGGCGTCTGCGACTGCTTTAGCTATATCAGCTTCGGCTTTGCTCTTACCTTCGCTTCGGTACTTACCGATCAGTTGATTAACCTCGTCCTGAGTAAAGGTCTTCTCATTTTTACCGTCCTTGTTGCTATCGTTTTGAGGTTCGTTAGCGGGCGTAGTGTTTGGCTGGTTGTTATTATCCATTTAGCCTTTCATCCTTTCCGTTTTACCCCCGTCGGGTTTACAGCCTGATTATAACACGCTTATACATATTTCTTAAATTACGCTAATCTCTTAGCAATCTCTGCATTTAAGAGCCTTGAGATCTCTGTGTTCGGGTTCTGCCTTGCATAACTAAATAGCTCGGCGAAACTCTCGTGCCAGTTCTTCTTACCATACCGGCTCAAAGCTATAACCCCTTTACGGCCTCTAAACACTTCCTCTCCCCCTGTGTTAGCCTCTAGCACGGCCTTTACGATTTGGCTCTGTACAGTATCTAGCCCAGCTGAGTTTCTGAAGCCATTAACTACTCTAGCCATGTTCTCAGCAGTAGTACTGTTAGTAATTCGTCTGCCGTTCCGGCCATAGGCTCGTTTAATTCCTGCAATCTGATTATTAGTTAAGCCTTTGCCTCGGGCTTCTAAATAATGGCCTAGAGCGTGTCCGAACTCGTGGTGTGCGATCCCCTTAGCGTTTTTCGCTACCCAGTGCTTAGTTTTATAATTCTTAGTGATGTGATCCTGATAATCCTTAGCGCTCATCTTCACTTTTTGGAAGTTGATCCTCATACTGTCTAGACCTTTAAGCTCCACTAGTCTCTGGTCTCTCGTTAGTCCAGCTTCAACGCCTTTTGTTGTGGTTGGAGATACAACATTGATGTTTAGATTGTTGGCGTTATTATAGGTGCCTAGTGTCTTGGTAGTGCCTCCAAACGTCCTGCCAGTACCACTGACCCCACTCACAGAGTTCTGCACTTGTGGATATTCACTAAAGTCCTCGCTAAGAGCCTGTTTGTACTGCCTGCGTACGGCAGGGTTAATGTCCTCATTGAAGCTCTTAGTGTAGCCTAGTGTCGTATTAGGGGCTAGTGTGGCCTGTGGGCTTATTGGATCGCGATTAAACACAGGATTAACGCCTTGCCTTATTTCGCCATCATAAACGTATTTGTCTGCCCCGCCTTTTTCGTACCTTGCGATTCGCTCGCCGGCATACCCCTTAACCTCTCCGGCAAGCACAGGGATTGTACTAGATCTACAGAACGGGTGCATTGGGGGGTAGTTCACCCCCACCTTAGCTTCACTTAACTTATATACCTTGCCTTCGAGATGTTGGCAGATCTCACTAGTCCTATTGTCTAGGACTGCAATATACTGATATCTCTCAACGCCATAGTCCTTATAGCACTCATACTCGGCTTGATTGGCGTAGTAGTTCGCTTCGGTCTGAATAATCCTATCTGCATTGAATTTTGCCACGTCCATTCTTCGGCTTAGTTCACTAGACATTTGTTCAATCGACTTACCGAGTTGGAAGCCTGAGGCTAGTGTGGTGTTAAGCTCAGTGATTAGTTTCTCATTATTACGCCATATAGTGGCGCTAAAATCCGATCCGTCCGGTCTCACAGCCATAATTCGTTCTAGTCTGTCTATCGGTATAGTGCCGAAGCTACTAGCTAGACCACTAGCTTCGCTTAAGTCCTTAGACATGCTTGTGTATATGCCATTCACTCCCCTAGTATAGGCGTTGCTAGTTAGCACATACTCATCAACCATACTCTCTTTGCACTTAAGCCAAATATTGCGGTTAAGGCTCGTTAATCTATCTGCCCTGAATTTATAGTTGTCAGGGAGCATATCATACAAGCCTTTTTTCTTCACAATAGACAGGAACTCCCGCAGGCTGTCGGCTGTCTCTAGTTGACGTAAATAGGTTGGATCAGCAACGCCACGGCTGTAGATCTTCCTAAGCTCCCCTAACACGTATTGGTTATTGGTATCGTAGATTCTCGCTACAGTCTGTCTGACTCCGTTGTAACCCTGCTCATTCTGTGCAATGCGCAAGGTCTCGCGGTCTATCCAATACTCTTTATTGGTTTTTGATATCCTCATTCATAGCCTCTCTAGGTGGGTATTTAATGCCATTCTCGTCTAGCAGGTCTTGCAATACCTTAATGTAGGCATTAGCTAGTCTAATCCTTTCCTCTGCATTGGCGATCAAGCGCCTAGCTTCAGACAACTCTTCCCGTGCCGTCATGTATTCTTTCAATGCCTCGCTCTTAAGCTTCAGAGCTGTGTCGATGTTGCTCTGTTGAATGTCGCTAGTATTCTTCTTACGGGTAGCTAGAGCGGTGATGACCGTAGCAAATCCGCCTCCGCCTATAACGCCAAGGATAATCTCTTGCCAATTCATTTTGCTCTTATGTCCTGAATTTTTTGTGCGGTCGCCAGTAGTCTCCTGAGGTCTCGCTGTCTATGATATAAAGCCCATATAATGATAATCCCCCCTAATATATCACTCTGCACAAGGTTCAGATCAATGGCATGTGCGATGAAGTTATTATAGACCGATAGAACCACCATAAGGCCTTGTAAAATCATTGCTCCTTGCACCATGACAATGCTCTGTTCTACTAGGTTCTTTCGGCTTAGGTAGCACATAGACATATAAATGAAGAATTGTGCGAAGCCTATGGCTCGCTCTAGCCCGCCCATCATGCCGTCTCCTTGGTTGATTAGAGCAGTTAATACCCCGCTAAGAGCCATCAGGTTATAGAACACTCTAATCGCCTTATTCTCAATAAATCTCTGATCAGGCATGGCCTACTCCTCTTCTTCGTGTGTTTCGTCGTTCTCCGTGATGATCGGCTCAGTTCCAAAGTCGTTATATTTCAGCTCTTCTGCTTTCTCAAGCTTAGCAGTCTCAACCTCTTCAGCGGGGTTTTTCACAAAACTTAACTGGCCTACTAGGGTTTGGTCGCTCACTACTCCGGCGCTCTTAAGGTTACTAATCATCTGTGAGGTCTCTAGGTCATTCTTCGGCAATGCACGGTTAAACACAGCGTCGGTCTCGGTAACGATGTCTAGGGAGTCATTAGCACGGATTTTACTTAATGTCTTCAGGTAGTTGTAGTAGAGCTTTAATCTCTGCATTAGTCCACGCTCAAAGTAGCTCTCTTTGTCCTTGATGTGTTGTTCAAAGTTAAACAGTTTGTATCCAATGGCTACACCTGAGAGATTGCCGGCAAATTCGTTATCACTCATATTAGGGGTATAGCTAATCTTATGGATGTCATTCTCAATACTCTTACGCAGAACCTCGGTGTCAGCCTCATTTAACGCCTTAACCAAGTATTCTATTTTGCTATCTGTTGGCACGCCAGTAATCATGCGGTTCTCTTTGAGGTCTTTAACCTGCTCCTCGTCTAAGTCTACACCATACCCAACAAGGATGGCCTCCACTAAGGTTTTTCTATCGTTGATTCGGTCGCTCTGCAAGATATTGTAGGCGTCAATCAGGTTCATCACATTATCGAAGTCTCCGGTGTAATGTTTGGTGTTTGGAACCTCGATCAATGGCACACCGCCGAAAGCATGTGGAGCTTCATAGACTAAGCTAAGCTCTGCGCCTTTGCCATCCATCGAGTACTCTCTAATTGTGCTGTCGTCCACCACGGTCAACTCGTATCCTGTAGGGGTTGTACTACCACCCTCGTATATAGCCCTATAGATCACGCCATATAGTGGTTTGTGCTGTACCGTTGTGTCGACTACTAGCACCGTGTTGCGTGGGTCGCTCACTACGCTCTGTGGTTGGGCGATCTCGTCGTTGTAGATGTATTCATAACCAAGACCATAAATACTGATGTCTTTAGCTAGTTCAGTGTCTAGCGTGTCAATGGTTTGCTTCTTATAGACATCAAGCACTGGTTGCAATACCTCTTCCATGCCATCAGTGATTTGGTATTGAACAGGGTTGCCGAGTAGATATGCCACGTTAATGTCGGTGATGAAGCTAGCATGGTTCACTAGTACTGTGGCTTTGCCTGCCTGTGCAGGTCTAGTCTCTGTAATATCGTTTAATCCTTGGTAATAATCAAGCTTCTTTTTTAGCTTCTGTCCACGGAGTTCGCACCAATCTATAATGTCTTTTATAATCTGCGGGGTTAGCTCTGTGCCTCGCTTCAGTTGGTATTGTTTCATCTATCATCTCCAGTAGTTCTGACGAACTCTAGTTGTGCCTAAGAGGTCGCTCTTATTGGCTATCGTTGGCTTAATTTTACCACATACATGCTCATAGATAGAGGCGAGGACGTCTAGTGCGTCATCGTGGGCGTTCTTGCCTTTACGCTGGTATTTCAATACTTGACTAGCGAACTCAGGGTATTTTCGCCTCCAGTTTAGAGGCATATAAACATGCTCCTCTACCCAACCACTACTGGTTAAGATTCGGCTCTCCTTGTTCTTGGTCTGCGCTACTGTGCTAATTCGTGTTTGGTTCCAGCCTCGGTCATTTAACTTAGTCTTCACGTTTCTAGCAAATCCTCGGCCACCGTTATTGCTCTCAATCATTGCTTTAGTGGTGTTCCCTCTTACATATAGGTCTGCCACCATGTTCTCGGTAGTCTCCATAGGTTCCTGTGTGAACACTAGATCCGTGATGTAGGCCTCATTATTGTTAATGATGTAATTTATACTGCATAAGAAATCCGTGCCAGTGTCGGCCGTGTCGGTATAATTCCACACCTGCCCATCAGACGAGGTCGGCAAATTCTCCCACTCCTTGAAGTTTGTGTACAACCTACCTTTAACATCAATAGGCGTCTGATTAAAGTTAGCTTCCACAATATCAGGGTTCATCTCCTGTGTCTTACGTTTGAAGTCTTCGAAGCTTAGGATCTTTGGCGCTAGCATTTCCTTTTTCGCGTAATCTAGCACCGCCTTACGCTTGAACAGCACTATGTCCTTAGGATAGGCTTGGAGTAGTCTCCCCGCTAGATCCCCCTCAGCCCATCTAGTCATAATCACAATGGTCTTTCCACCATGCTCTAGACGCTGTTGTGCTGTGTTGTTGTACCAAAGCCATGATTTATCTAGTGAGGCCTCATTGTAGGCCTCTTCTGCGGATTTAATGATGTCGTCAATTAGCAGTAATTTGGCTCCAAACCCTGTGGCTGTACCAGTAGGGCTGGTGGCAATATAGTTTGGCACTCGACTAGCTGTGGTCTGCCATAGGTTAACGCCGGAGTTTCCGTATTCCAGTTTAGTGTTCGGGAATATATCACTATACACAAGCTTATCTCCTACCTTAGCAGTGCTAATAGTATCCCTCACCTTACGGCTAAACGTAGAGCTTAGGATCTCGTTATAACTAGCTGTCATGATCGGCAGTGTCGGGTCTTGACCTAGTACCCATTCTACAAAGTTGCCGGCGGTTAAGCTCTTTCCATGCCTTGGGGGGAGGCAAATAATCAGAATATGGCGATCACTCTCACGATAGAACCACTCTAGCGTGTCGCATAATTCTTTGAGGTACTTGATGTCATCTGCATAAAAATCAGGGTACATCTTCTGGCAGTACCTCCAAAACTCTCGCCTTGCTAGCAATATCTCTACGTGGTTATAGTCTAGGGTCATATTTTATCGCTCCTAAAAACCGAACAGATTTAGTGTTTTGATGTCAAAAATGCGGGTTTTTGCTTGCATTTCGTTATTTTTGTTCGGTTTTTGTGGGTTTGGTTTGGAGAATGGCTTTTAGTTCTTCCGTGGTTAATCCCTCGTATGGGTCTGATACTTCGACCTTAGTGATAACAGTACTCTTAGGAGAGCCATAAACCTCTTGTATCATGCCCCTGATCTCATCCCATTCCCCCTTACTAATAAATGACGCTAGTTTTCTCTCAAATAGAGGAGCGTCCTTATCTTCGCAGATCTCCATTAGCTCCGTTTCGCTCATCTTCATCATCTTCTCGAGCTTATAGCGTGGTGTGTCTTCCTTCTTCCAAAAGCCATGGCCTCTAGGGTTCCCGTTTGGTTGCCCAAATCTTCGCTCTTGGTGTGTTAGTTTCACCTTTTTTGACTCATCACCCAGTGTTTTGGGGTTCTTTTTTGTGTTTCTAGTCTCTGTGCCTACTTTGTTCATTTCTTTTTACCTTTACGGTTATAGTCATAAACAGCCATAAATAGACCAACCACTAATATCACCATTGAAGTTAGGGAGAATAGTAAAAACCCTGCTATGGTTAGTTGTCCTAATATGACGATTATTTGCCACATAATTTCCATTAACTTCATTGCTGCCATCTTTTACTCCTTAAAATCATTAAAGTTCGTATCTTCCGCGTATTCTCTTATTTTTAGCTTTCTTCGCTTAGCACGCTTTTTTAGTTCATCACGTCTAAAATCACGTTCCCTTGGCTTATAGCTCTTCTCCCCCTTGCGATGGAGTTTGCCGTAAGTTCTCACTCTTCTTCTCCAATGAACTCTTTATACTCAATCTTGCTATGTGTTCCGTTGTAGTACTTCATTGCTTCGTCTATCCCCTTATCTTCACAGAATAGGGCGGTCTTTAGGATTATAGTGGCTTCGTTGGCCATTCGCTTAAATGTCTCCTCTCGGACGTCTTCATTGAGGGGGTTAGTGTCTGAATAAGTTTGAGCTAGAATAGACTTAACTATTTTGCTTATAGTACTACGCTTCATGTCTATTAACCTCTTTATAAACCCTTAGTCTTCCAATCAGTCTCTCGGTCTTCTCTCTAGGTCTAAACTCGGCGCGCTTGATCTCCTCAGCTATAGTGCCAAGTGGTCTTCCGGTGCTAGACACCACCTCAAGCTGGATAAAGCCATTACCTATGGTCGGGTAGAATGTTGCGATCCCTTTACCATGGGTGAGTTTTAGAAATATTCCACCCCTAATATCTCGATCCGGCAAGGCTCTGATATTAGCGTATCCATTTTGGCTTAGTATCTTCACTAGCCAAAACTTTAGAGCTGGGGTGATCTCCCCCAAGGTAATCCCCCTTAAATTGCGAATTAAGGAGACATTGATTGCATTGGTCGCCGACGCCCTTAGCTCCTCAAATGTTAAGTTAATATTTGGTTTTATCTCCACCTCGTTCTCCTTATACTTATTTTTCTTATTATACAACGGGGGAAGTCTCTTGAATATGACCAACAAAAAGCCCCCCTAGTGGGGGACTTTCTGAAAAATAATCAGGTATTGGAATACGTTTTTATTATACCTCTTATTATTATAAATGCCAATAGTGGTTCGGGCTTAAGATGTAGTAGATTATCAGTGGGAATCCGAAGCAGAAGTAGCCCATAGTACATACTGCTATTAAAATGCTATGGCCTTTCTGTTGACGCGTATAAATCACGTTTCCGGTGTTGTTCAAATCCATGCTAGTTTTCATTATTCTTTCTCCTTTTCTTCCTTTTCAATCTTTTTTAGTTCTGCTTCTATGATCTTATCAATCCTAAATTCAAGCTTAGCGGTCTTGTGCCTTAACCTATCTATACTCCATAATCTCCACAGAGCTACAGCCGTTAAAGTTAAGTTCACTATAAGCGCTATTGAAGCCACTATGGCTGCCATTGAAACAGCTACGTTTAAAATTTCCATCTAAAAATCCCCCTCAGCTACCTGTAAACATTTAAGTCCGAGACTTCGCCACATATCGACAACTTGGTTTCTGTCATCTAAGACAAACTCAACATTGTAATGATATCTGATATAGTTCTCAAACAATTCTCGTTTTATCACCGTGTCTTTTCTATTATCATTTTCTCCCCGCATAAACAGTACTGCATGGTGAGGAATGCCACTCTCTCTTAACCACTTCTCTGTTTTTTCTCGGCATACCTCATCACGCCCAGAGACTAAGATAATGACATATTTATCTTTTACTGCATTGAGTAGGTTCTTAATAATTAGATCAACCTCATCTTCGCCGACCCTGCTCCAGTCAAATGGGCTTCGGTCTTTCATGTGTGCTAGCGTACCGTCTATGTCGCAGATAATTGCCTTTGGGAGGCTCTCATCCCGCTCGTAAACGGCTGGTTTAGGTTTTAAGTATTGGTTGTACATTCTACGGATTACCGTCTCACCTACGCCGTTAGGACGCTTATTATCACGATCTATACACATTTCCAGTGGGATGTCGAAAAACTTAACCTCGACCTCTGCACTATACTGATAAGCTAAGGCTCTAAAAAAGATTTCATGATTTGGGTTGAAGTTCGTGTCATCGACTATAACATTCTTGCCAAGCTTAAGGGCGTTCTCTACAAGTTCTCGCTCTGTCCTTACAATGTGTTTTTCAAGTTTGCCAGAGAATACCCCACCATTCATCATGGCTCTTAGATCGTCTTTATTGACCCTAACCCAGTTATGGTTTACTGAGACTAATTCCTTAGCCCAGGTCGACTTACCTGAAGCAGGGAGTCCCTTTATTGCCATTACTATCAAGGAGAAGAAAATCAGATAATCCATAATCATTGGTTTCTTTATCTAGAACCCTAAATCCTAATTTACGCATTTTACTCCTCTAAATTTAATTTCTCTTATACTAGTTCCCTATATACTCGATTATCTCGATCTTTTAGATACCCTCTCCTCTCGAACCACTTGTCCAATCTATCGTTCATGATCTCACCTATCACGAATTTCAGGTTGTTGTCTCTTGCGAATTTTTCGAGAAGCTCAATGAATTTTAGGAACTGGCCATTGTGCATTTTGCTGTTGTTAATAGATAATAGGTTTACAACTTTCTCATCTGATAGATTAAAGAGTCCAAAGAGACTGCCGTGCATAAATATGTAGTAGTGATCATCCCCAAAAAGCTTTGGGATCGGGTATTCATCGTAGCGTTTAACCAATGACAACACCTTACGCGAGTCGCTCATTCTGCCTCCTTAATTATGTTGTCAATAATCTCTTTACAATCGCTTTCTATGCTCTTTACTGACCACCTAAACCCATTTAACCGATAGTTAGGAAGATTGACGAAGTCGGTAGAATGGGCGTAATCCCACCCCAAGTACCACCCCTCCGGCAATCTGAGCCTCTCGTC